GTTGTGTAGTTGATGTGTTAATTATACGGGAGAATTAGGCAGAAGTCAACTAGTTTTTAGTCGCTTTTTTCCATTTTGGATAACTCTTTTTGGCGCTCGTTCATTGCTTTTACTAGACCAAATTTTCGAATGTCGTCCGAAAACAACATTAATTCAAAACTTTTTCTTTCCGAAAATACAGTGATACTTTGGGTAGTCAAATAGTACGGGCAATCTATATATCTTTCCAAAAAAACAATAGTTTGGGGACTAAGTTCTATAGGCTCTGTAAATGGTATTTCATATTCTCGTAGCCCTAGTTCGGACACCAAAAACTCGTATCCTTTGTCGCTTAGTCGAAAAGAGTTTTTACCTGACCTGTTTGATTGCCACCATGTTCTATTGTACATAGATAAATTGGCATTATCCGTGCTCTTACCCCATTGCTGTAAAAAAATTTTGGTAAGAGCATCTCTAGAAATCATTTTACAATTTCGCCTTGTGTAAGTTTAACAACTTGAAAATCCTCGCATCCAAAAGTAAGATTTAACTTTTTGGCTAGATTGTGGGCATGACCAGGATTACTAAAACTAACCTTTTTGTATTTAGGACCTGGATAGCTTGTTAGATTGTTAAAACTTTTGAGATTAAAAGGTTCGCTTTTATAGAAAACAGCCCAGATGGCTTCTGCTTCTAAAATCTGCTCAGCTTTATAAGTTTTTTTATTAACGTGCTCTAAAAGCACTTTAGGTTTAGGTCTGCTCATATGCGTATCCAAATAATATACGCATATATTTATCATTATTTGTCGTCGAATCCGCCACCATCCATAGTTACATTAATAACTTCAGATCCTTGGTTTTTACGCATTTCGTTGAGTAATGACTCGTAATCTTGCAAAACTTTATCTAACAGTTCAACAAGAGCCATGTTTATAGCCCTTGCCTGTTGTATAGGTATTTTAACCTCTTTACTTTGTGTCTGTTCGGCAGCTCGTAAAATCTGTGCAAATTGTGATAACGGTGTTGTATTAATTTGATTTTGCATTTGCAAGAACCTGTTTCATTTCAATTTCAGTTTTAAACGGGCCTTTATAAGGGTAGCGTTCGATAGTGATTGCTTTAGGACAAAAACTCTTAACCCAACCTTTATCAAATTTAATGATATAGTAACCGGCACAATACAAACTTTTACTTTGAGCACTTTTTGTAAAAAGCGGTAATTTACGTCTCACATCGTACATTGCATTGTTAGGTTTGCAACTGGTTGGATAGCCGTGACACTCTTTTGGTTCAAGAGTGGTAACTTTAACTTTAGAATTTCTAAGGAAGAAATCACTGCCAAATTGTTTAGTAAGCTCTTCTTTTTTGTTAAAAATAACTTCACCGGTAGTACTACTCAATAAAAATTTATTATTTTCTTTTTTATGAAGTGTGGCAATTTTTTCCCCGTTCATTTCAACAATCCAAAACTTGCCGTCGACAATAGGTTTTGCGTGTATCTCTGTCATTATTTTTTCCTTGTACGTTTGGGTTTTTCTAAGGGTTTATTTTCAACGCTAGCAATTGCTTCACGAACATCTCGTTGTAACGCTTCCCAGTCCCATACAAAATCAACACGACCATCTTCGTACTCTGTTCTGGTACTATGGCTACCAACAGTTACTTTGGGCCAGGATTCTGTAATTTCTTCTTTCTTTTTACGTGCCATATTTATGTCCTTTGATATTTTGCCTGAAATGGTTCTGCATACTGCTGAATATTGTCTGCAATTTTTTTCATATCCCAAGCATTGCAAAATTTAAGCATACGAATGCCTACCTGTGTTACATCTTTTGGTACACAATCAACTTCAATAGTTTTACGAATAAGTTCTTTAATTTCTTCGGGCTGTGCAGAGAGATCGATGAGTGTACGGTTTCGCTCATAATCTTCTTTTACTCGATGTTCTTTACCTTCGTGATCAACCCATCTCTGAAGCATGAGATTGTTCCACGAAAATCCTCGGCTGTTACGATCCTCGAACGCTTCAGTAAGACCAACTTTGTTTTTAGTACCTTTAACACGCACACCCGGATACGCTGAGAAGACATTATCACTGGTATCACCACGCATACATTTTTCGAACAAGAGCCACTCTGGGTTAGGGATCTCTTTTGCTTCGCCTGTTTTTTTATCTTTAACAAGTTTACCTTTGGCATCAAATATCCCTTCGTGAGTAATATGGTGTTCTTGAACACCATTGTACTGACTGACATTCGGAGCAATCAATTGATAAAAGTCGCTGTCTGTCGAAATAATCACATGTTTACTGCCGGGATGATTTTGAATGAATCCAGCAATTAAGTCATCTGCTTCTAGTTGTGGATGATGCAGAACTGTACAGTTAGTCTTTTCGTTAATAAAGTTTTTAAATTCATCAAAGGCTTCCCAAAAAAGTTTATCTTCTTCTTGTTCTTTTGGGCTTAGTGCAGCTCGAGCATCAGAGCGATTGCGTTTGTAAGGCTCGTAAAAATCTTTTCGCCATGAACGACCCTCTAAACAGAATACTACATGGCTACCGCCAAAGTCGTTCCATGCTTTCTTAATTGAATTAAATGTGATATGAAACGCCATTCCAAGTTTGATATCACTAGAACCGTTTACTACATGTCTGGCACGGAAAAATGTATTAGCTGTGTCAACAATAATATAAGTCATGGTCTGTTGTATGAGTTGGGTTGTAAGTAATTATAGCCTAAATTTGTATCAAAGTCAACCCAATTGGTAGATAAGAACGGTGTCCACATCTTATACTCATATTCATGCGGTTTTAAAGTTCTCATCAAATCGATAAAATAATCAAATCTTTCGTTTTTGTGTAAGTGTGCTTTACATTTTTCTTTAGTAATTTTCCAAAATTCGGAATCATAAGTAGATCCGCCGTGATACATAAAACAAATAAAATTTTCAATATCTTCTGCTTCGTGAGACAGACTGGTATTGAAATGATATTCGTCTATAGTGCCATTCAAGTAGCTCATAAAGGATCTCATCAAAGTTCCGTAAAAATTTCCAGACAGTGCTTCCATGGGTTCAAAAAATAATGCTCGGTTTCCATTTTTTATAATTCTGCCATCCATAAATTTTTTAGCATAGTATGTTTTAAATTTGAACTCTCTAAGGGCTAGATCTTCTTTTTTTAATTTAAATCTTTCTGCTATATCGTCTTCAGCATCGTCTCGACTGGTAATAGTGTCATTGTATAAGTAACCCCAACCTTGTCGAGTCTTTAGCGGTATTCCAAACATCCATCCGTTTCTGTGTGCAATGTGATAAGTCCATGTCCAATTGCCCGGTTCGTTGACTGTATGCACTAAGCAATGATTTACTGGAATTGAATTAGAAACTACATAATCAGAGTAATCCTCTGGGTAGCCTCTACAGTCAATTATATAATCAAACTGATGCTCTGTATGATCAACAGAAACACTTACATAAAGATCATTGTTGATAACTTTGGAAATATTACCATATATAGTTTGGAATTTATTATGCCATCTTTCTTTAAATCTTTTAAAACAGAATTCTTTTAATTTAAAATTATTAAAATGTATAGCATGGTTTGGAGGAAGGATAGTACTATAAAAATCTTTTTCTCTCCATCCAACATATTTTACACCGTACTTTACAGTTGCATCTAACTCATCGCTGTCTTGCATAAGTGTAAATCTAGCACCATTAAATAGCTGCCCAGGAATCATCGGAGTTGTACTCTCACCAATTCCTAAAATAGGTGTTGCTGGATCACTGATAGAATATACTGCCCATTCTTCGCTTAGATGTGCAAGACAATGAGCTAGAGATGTTAAACCAGCAGTGCCTACACCAAGAACTGCTATCTTCATAGAAAGTACTCCATATCTGCTGCAAAAACAAATCTGTAGTTTTCTTTATTTTGTGTCATGGCAGGACGATGCCACAATTTACTTGGATACACTACCCAGGTAGACGGAGAAGGTTTTACCATGACCTTATCATGGCCTTCTACACCATCTAATGCAAATTCAGTTCCACACAAATCATATTCGCCTGCGTCCTCGGGTATACTAACATACCAAATACCGCTAATTTTTCCGTAAGTTAAATCGTAATGATGATGGTGCCATAACTGTTCTCTATTTACTTCGTCACCGTGCTTAGTCATGAATACCCAACTGTTTATTCCTCGTATTTTAACTTCTCTGCCTAAGAACATAAAACAACTATAGATGAAGCTTTGTCTCATTTTTAAAAAGACAGGTTCAGGTCTTGCAAACAAATTTACTTTAGTTTGGTATTTTGGGCTGTTAGTAAAGTAGAGTCCTGCATCAATAATCTCTTTACTAACACGCATTATTTCTTTATTGTCATCGTCAGTAATTAAATTACTAAAGTCGTAACGTTCAATATATTCGTTTTTATCTATAATTTTCATTAGCTAACTTCGGATTTATCAGCAGAAATCTTTCTTACGTCGATAAACCCTGCACCACGATTTGGGTCTAGCCCCTCGTCAACTAGCATGTTTCTTGCTAAGTCACGGAACCAGCGGTCGACAATTTCTTCATCCAAGTCTCCGTCGAAACCATATCCAGATTTTTTAAGTTCTTCAATAAAGTATTCGTTCCAGTCTAATTCAAAGAATCCGTTTCTAATATTATCTTTGTTAACGTGGGTATCTAGTACTGCAACCCAAGGTTCTTTTTTCTTAGTTGCTCTTTCTTTAGGAGTAAGTTTAGCTTCTTCTTCTTTAGCTAATGCTTCTTCGGCTCTTGCTAGTGCTTCAGTCCTTAGGCGTTCAGTTTCTTCTATCTTAGCCTGTGCTTCAGCAATGGCCTTTTCCATTTCTTCAATACCAAATATTTTTCTTATAAGTTTTTTCATATTAATACCATCCCATAGCTCTACCAAAACCAAATACATGTAGACAAGCAAAATAGCAAGTCATAACTAACGGCCAGCCTGCACCTCTGCGAACAAAGGCCAAAATGCTAAAAACTGCACCTGTAAAACTTATTGGATAGATTAGATGCATTGGTGGATGTTGTGCAGTTACACTAATCCATGTCATAGAAATAAAAACACAAGCACTTGCTATTGTTTCGTAGTAAAATGCACGCCTGTCACTAGTATAACTACGAATCCAAAAATCTTTAACTTTTTGCCACAATTCCATTATTGACCCTTTACCATTTTGTTAAAATCCATGTATAGTTCCATATCGCGTTTATTTAACAACCACTGGGGTGTGTTAGTAACAGGATCGAACTCAAAATCATACCCCGTAAGGGTGTCAATCCAAGAGATATCGTTAAATGCCCATGAATAAGTTGATTGTCTATTGTTTAAATTGGGTAAGAATCTTTTATAAACTTCTAATTTAGATTGTAATCTTGGATGTATGGATCTACTAGTGGCCCAACGCCAAAAGTCACTGTCTCTGCGAGAGCTTAATACATAATGTACATCAATAAAGTCTTTGATATCTTCTATGTGATTTACAGTGTTTGCATTATATCGATTTATAACGTCTTGATCGTAATAATGATTTTCTAAAAATCTAGTTAAACTACTGATTGCTTGAATAAATGTACTGAGCCCTGTTGCTTCTAATGGTTCTACCCAACCAGAACTTAGCCCTATTGCTACTACATTACTTACCCAGGGGTGTTTTAGTGATGTTGACGGGAAAGGAATTTTTCTAATATTTTTTTCTTCTATAGCACCACCCCAATAGTCTACAAAAGTTTTCATTGCTTCTTCGTCGCTAGTAAAATTACTATGATAGCAGCAACCTGTTCCAACTTGATTTCTAATAGGAGTAGTCCAGATCCAACCGTGTTTAGTTGCTTCTCCTTTTGTATAAGGAATAAATTTTACATTAGGATGACTGTATTGTACACGGCCAAATAGTGCAACATTTACATTGGCTTCGTAGTTATCGTGTTCAAGATCGCTAACTTTACCAATAAGCACTTTGTTAAATCCGGTACAGTCTATATATAAATCTGCTTTAACAGTGATGCCGTCTACAATAATAGATTCAATTTTTTTATTATCATGATTAATGTGATGATTATCGCAGTCAATTACTCTTACACTATTACCTACAAAGCTTCTCACATAGTCGGCAAATTCAATTGCATTAATATGTAATGCATGTCCTATTTCTGTCGAACTTAGATTATTTTCAATAGCTAATGTCCAGCTAGGATGTACATGTTTGTAATAATTTTTTCTTGGAAAGTTGACAGGATCAATTTTATTCATTGTGTGGTAATGATGTGCTCTTGAATACATATTACCTGCTCGATCTAACGAGGAGAAAGGATGCCAATATTCCGTTCCTTCCCCGTTCCAGTTCTTAAAATACATGCCGTGCTTGAACACAGAGTTTGTTTTAATCATAAACTCTGGTAAATCTATACCGGCTTGTTCTAGTATATGTAGTAAGTCAGGTAGTGTAGATTCACCCACTCCGATACTAGAATGTTTTTTAGGACAAATAATTGTAATTTCTACGCCGGGTAATAACGCTTTAATACCTAAAGCTGAAACCCACCCCGCCGATCCTGCTCCAAAAATACAAATATGTCTAACTGGTTGATGCATCAAGTTCCCCACTCATTTTTAAAGAGCGGAACCTGCAAGCGATCACTGTATCTAAGTCCGTGTTTCATAGCAAGTTCTGCTACTTTACG